CAAAGAAAGTTTTTAATGACTATTCTTTGTCTATCAAGAACTCTTAAAGCTGAAGGTAAGGAAAAGCTAAAAATCAAACCTGATTATGATTCTATAACAAAACCCGGAAGAATAGAAAAAACTATTCCTACAGGTTTTATTAAAGAATTCGTAACAAATTATAACTTACAGATGGAAAAACCTTCATTTGATATAAAAAATATTTATCTATCAAATAAGGCTGGACCAAATGGTAAGGCAACAAAAACTGCTTACAGTTCTTTATTGTCTTATAGTTATGATTTGATGGCTTCGTTATTTAAAATAACTGACCAATCAGGTATTGATTATTTCCAAAGTCAATACAATTATGCTTGGGAAAAGAATTTTCCCTCACAAAAATTGGGTAAACTTTCATTTATTTATGATCCTGAGTGTAAGCTAAGAATAGTTGCTATAGTAGATTACTATACACAGTTATTCTTAAAACCTATACATGAAAAGATAATGAAGAAACTTCAAAATCTTCCATGTGATAGGACTTATACTCAGAGTCCTTTAAATGAATGAAAGGACGATGGAAATATGTTTTGATCTATAGACCTGTCATCAGCAACAGATAGATTTCCAATTTCACTCCAGAGGAGACTTCTTGAGATAGCAATATCAAAAGAAGTATCTGATGGATGAAGTTTTATTCTATCTGATAGGAAATTTGAAACTCCAGAAGGAAATCTAGTTCAATATAGAACTGGACAACCTATGGGTTCATATTCTTCCTGAGCTGCCTTTACACTAACACACCATTTAGTTTTACACTGATGTGCAAAACTAAATGGTTTAGATAACTTTACAGATTATATAATCCTTGGTGATGATATCGTTATAAAAAACGATAAAGTTGCCAAGACTTATATGAAATGAATGGGTTATCTAGGTGTAGAATTATCTGATAGTAAAACACATGTATCGAAAGATACATATGAATTCGCTAAAAGATGATTCTGTAAAGGAAAAGAATTTACTGGATTACCAATGAATGGGATTGTCGAGAATATCGAAAATCCTTTCATAGTAATGGTAAACCTTTATGACTTTTACAAAGTCAAGGGAAATTACCTAGGTTCTACTAAGAATCTTCCATGTATATTATCTTCTCTTTACAAAGGTTTAAGTCTTAAGTTATCGAAGAAATTCAATAACTCAAGATTTAAAATGAAGATCTATACCTTCCATAAATCATTGGATTATTCATTCGGATATTTAACATATGATTCTCTTAGAGAATTATTATGTTTAAATATTAAGAATGAACAATTCATGATCCCTGATGAACAATTAATTCATAATACATATGATGATGTTGTGGCTCAGGGTATGGGAAGTTCCGTCAAAAATAGTATGGTTTCTTTAAATAATTTAGCATCTAAAGTTATAGAAAATAAAACAATCTATAATTTAGAGGATCCAAACGAATTAAGAAATTATCCTATTTTTAAAGGAATAGTTAATTATGTTAACAGATACAAAGATTCTGTTAGTAAATGGGACATAAACAGTTCCAATTACAGACAGAAATCCAAAGATCTGTTAATGCTAAATATAGAC